TGCCTTAAAAGATTTGAGAATTGCGCGCAGCTCAGCCTTGTCATAAGCAATTGCGTCTTTAGCCATTTGCGCGCCTTTCCAAAATCTCTAAAACGGTGAGTATGTCCTCGGCTGTCTCAAAAACATCTGGGTGTAGCCCTGTGGCCAGAGCTACCTCCCAAACTATTCTGCTAAGGCTTCCGACGGCGTAGCTTTTGGGTTTGCCTCACCTACGATTACCTCAGCAATACCTTCTGTCCAAATGTCAAGAGGCTTGACAGGCTTTCCAGCTGCTTCACGTTTCATGGCGTGATAGGCAAGAAATACTAAATCGGAAATGCCGATCTTTTCCTGTGCCTGCGCAATTGTGTGACCTGTGTGCTTTTCCCATTTGACCCACTCTGGCGGTGCAGCTGTGTAAGTGATCTGATCGCCGTTTATGTATTCAATTGTGATTGGTAGTTTCATTTTGTCTCCCGATTAGTAGTTTTTAGCTAAATGTCTCAGTAGGTGTTCCCACTACGACAAATGATAGGTCAACGGTCTGTGCATCTGGTGCTGCACCGCCGACGCTTGGAAATACTGGCATGACGTTAAATGCAAAAACCGCACCAGTAGCAGCTGTCAATGACACTGCCAATGTTGTGTTCGGTGCTGTCTCGCATGCTGTCCACAAAGCCTCGCAAAGTGATGAGGCTACGCCCCAGTCAGCAAGCATTGAAATGTCGAAAGTCCACTGATCGTCAATGTGCTTGTAAGCCTTGCCGTCTAGCGTTTGGTATGTCTCGACGGTTGGGCTGTTCGCAAGTACTGCGCTGGTCGCTTGTGCGTCGTAGTTAACTGTTGCAATGGTCACGACTAAATCGCGACCAGTGATGATTGTCGTTGGCATTTTGTCTCCTATGTAGTTTGTGTGTAATAAGTCGAAACGTTTATGTCAGCGACCAGCATTGGCGATTGTCCTACTTCCAACACTGTCGGCTTTTCAATGACGCCAACGACGTATCCTGCTGGCATTGCAGCAAGAATTCCGATTATGAGCTGTTCTAAATTGTCTAATGAGCCTGCATTGCTGTTGCTGGCGACAATGGCTGTAATTGCAAAATTAAGTTTGACCTGTGTTTTTGCCTTGCCAATTAACACGACCTCCATGTATGGGCTGTCAGGTACGACAACAATGGCTGGCGGTATTGGTGACTCAGGCACGCTTGGATACACGTTTGCAGATAGCGCGCTAAAGGCGTTTGCTAAAGCTGATCGTGTCTCGGCAATTGAGTTTGCTGGCATTTATTGAACCACTGTCTCGGCGTCCAAATAAGGCATAAGCAATGTGCTGACGCGGTTGGTCAAGCTGCGACCCATGCGGTATGGCGAACTGGCAAAGTCCACGCCCTCGATCTGTCCACCAGCTGCAACGCGTGATTGAAAGACCTCAACGCTAACAGCCAAGATTGCTGACTCAATTGCTGGTGTGCTGGCATAAATTTGAGCAGCTGAATAACCAGACAATGTTGCTTTGCCGTTTGGCACGATTGGGCGCAATGTGACATCAGCGTTTGTAAGTGCTGCTGTGAAGTAATAAGGCGCGGCGTCAACGACTGTAAAAGTTGCGCTAAATGGTGCAGGCAAACCTGTCACGATTACTGATTGACCAGCTACAAAGTAATGCTCGCGGATTGTGTAAAAAGTAGCTACGTTGTCTTTCAACTTGTAAGCGTCAATGCCTGAAACGTTTGCAACCAGCATTGGCAAAATGACGTCCTCGCTGGTGTTGATGATCTCGTCTAAATAACTGTCGCTGTAAAGTGAAACGGACACGCCAAGCACCGTGCGCAATTGACTTGCTGTAACAATGGCTGGCATGTCCGTTTCCTTTCGACTGCTGCGGCGAGATCGGGAGAACCCGCCGCATGATTAGTTAATGGCTAGTTATCAGGTCTTGTTGATACCAAACGCGCCTGCACCGATCTTGGTTGCAATTGCGCCGTATCCATAAACTGAAACTGCAATTTGACCTGACGCGATTACGTCTGCACGCAAGCGGTATGTTGGTGACTCGTACCATGTATAAGCACTTGGGTTGATGATTAGCATTGAGTCATCTTTGTCAGTGTCATTTGCTGACGGTACGTTTGCTGTGACGTATAGATCAAGACCTGCGACGTTGCCGCGGATTGAGTCTGGACGTACTGCGCCGCCTGCGTTGCTTGGCTGTGCAGCCATGTAAATTGGACGACCTGAGTCGTTAAGTGTCATTAGGTTTGCCCACTGGCTCGTGTTTGCCAAGATGTTGCGAGCAAAACCTTGTGTGTTTGAGTAAACAGATGCAGCACCGCGTGACACAAAGCCAAGCAACTCTGAAGCTGTTGGGTATGTTGTCAGTGTTGTTGCATCAGCTGTTGCACCAGATGCCAGTGCTGTGTAAACAGCAAGGTCGGTTGCCTTTGCATAAGCTGCTGACATGTTGTTAAGCAACTCGTTAAAGAATAATGGTGATGTGCGATCTAGCAATTCAACGCTAAATGTTTGCTGTCCAGCATACTTTTTGACTGTAACTGACAAGAAACTTGAAGCCTGATCTGTTTCGCTTGGTGTGCCTGCTTCTGCTGTTTCAGCAACTGTTGGCATTGTTGTGATTTTTGGAATTTCAAATGACATACCAGCATCAGGCAAAACGCCACGGCTGATTGCGTCAATTGCTGATCGTGTGTTGTTAGCAAGTCCGTTGATAACTTCTGTCAACTGACGTGTAGGCACAAGACCTGCGTTGTCTGTTGTGTCATCTGCCGCTGCGACATACTGACGTGCTGATTCCTCGCCAAGTGAGGCGCGAATTGTGTTTTCCAAATACTTAGCAGCTGTGAACTCTAGGCGTGGCTTTGATGTCCAACCGCCTACGGCTGGCTTTGCATTTGCTGTTACTGACTGGGCAGCTTCTACCGTCTCGACGGTGTCCGCGTTTGTGACGGTGTTGTCCACTTCGTCTCCTTCTGTTGTTGGTGTTTCCTCTGGCTCAACTGTTGAGTCAGAAATTTCAGGCTCGTCGCCTGTTGTTGCTGCGACCTCGTTGACGCGTGCTGATCTAATTGCAGGCTCTGACGTTAAAGCAACGCCAGTCATTTCGCCTTTGAGAATCCGCACTGTTCCGTCTTTAAGTGTCTCGTATTCGTCAAAATAAACCTCAACGCTAAATCCGTCGCGCAAACCTTCTGAGGCTTCTACAAGTGCATCTGTGCCAGCTGTTGTGTTGGCGATCTTAAATGTTGCGTCAATGCCCTGCTCGTTTGACTCAATTGACAATGTTTTGCCAATACGACGTGTGCGGTCATGCTCTAGGTTGAGTAAGACGGGCACTGCCTCGATACTTCCCTTTGCAAACTGCACTTTACCAATTGAGGCTGTGCCAGTTTCCTCAAATGTCACAATACGACCAGTGATCGTACGACTGTTTGAATCAGCTGCGGTGATAGCAATTGCCGTGATGAGTTTTTTCATAACAACATGTCCTCCTCTGCGCGTATTTCGTCGATCGACATTGCGCCGATACGATTTAAGATTTCATAAACCTGCGCGCGTTCAAATGGATTGCCACGCAAGAAATTGTCTAGGTCAAACATGACTTTGTTGCCAGCTGGCGTAAAGTCCGCAAAAGATAGCCGCTGTTCAATAATTGACATGTAAGTACGGAAAGCAAAGTCAACTAGGTCACGTCGCTTGTCTAAAGCATTGGCGTATGTAAATGATGATTGCTGGCTATCTGTGAAATAAGCAGGCAAACCACATGCGCGTGCTAATTCAAGCGATACATAGTTTCTGGCTTCATTGAGCTGCAAATTCTTAGGGTCAAAACCAACTGACTCCATTGTGACATCAGCATTGAGAAATGCTGTTGATTTGTTGGCACGCGCTGTGCGCCAAGCACTCAGAATTTTTGCAACACGATCTGCTGGCAATGATGTGCCGTTAGATTTTAATACCATGAGAGGTGTTGGCTCATTGGCAAAATTAAGTGACGCCTTTTCTAGCGCGGCAGCAGCTTTGATTGTGCGACCTGCACGCGCTAACAAACCCTCTTGCGTATTTGGAAACACGACAAGGTTTGTTGGGTCAATTGGCTTACCGTCGATCTCATAAGCTGTAATTTCTGTGTTATCAAAATTTGTTGTGATTGACACGCGCTCTGGTGCAACTCTTTCCATTGCGCGAATTTTGCCTGTATCGGCGTATCTTTCCATGACCATTGCATAGGCTGCGTTGTGAAAGAATAAATCGGAAATCAGCCAACCGTAAAAGGTAGAACCTGGTATGCGTGGGTCTGGTTGATTGATAACGCGTGGCTGTGAAATCTTTTCACCTGTTGCCTCATTGCGTGTGTGCAATGGCAATGATGCAATTGTTTGGATAATGCTCAAAGCACGTGCCACCGTCGGCACGCTCATTGCCTCTGCGCGATTAGCTTGTGCAATGCCGTAAAAATAAAAATTGTTGTTTTCAGTAAAGTACGGCGCAAGTGATGCGTCAACGTCCAAAGGCGCAGCTGGAACGGCAGCTGACACCTTTGGCACAAATAGATCGAATAAACCCATGTCCTAATTCTGACAGGCTTATATGATCAACCAACCATGATGTCAAGATCATTGTCTGGGCGTGTCGCAAAGTGTGTAACAAGGGCGACGGCGACTGCCCCGCAAACTATTGCGTTACTGGCTCGTCTGCCAATGACCCAACCGCCGTCACCACGGCGCAATTGTACCGCAGCTAGAATTTCCTCAGTCAGCTGTGATTGCCCACGGTGTTTGAGTCTGCCGCTGTTAATAGCCGACAACATTTCGTCGCAGCTCTGCGGATACGCACCGTCCATGTCAAACACTGGTATGCCAGCAGGTGCAAGCCGTGAGGCAACCGCACCAGCTGATTTTCTGCTGTAAAGCACATATTCAGTCGGATACTTGCGCGCATAGTCTGCTAATTCGTTTGCAATTTCGCGATCATCAAGCTGCAACTCATTTGACCAGCTGTGCAGCAGCTTTACGACAAACGACTCGTTTTCTAGTTTCTGAGCCCCTACGAGACTTGCGTGTTTTCTGTCTGGTGAGAGATCAATAGCCAGCCAGGTTAATTTCTCAGGGTCAAGATCGACCGTCTTGTCAAGGCATTTGTTCCACGCGCTCGCGTCAACAATGTTTTGAATTGCCACAACCCACCTGCACAAAACCTCGGACATAACAACATTAGGCGGGTCGTTAAGTACCGACCTGATATTGTCCTCATGAATAGTCACGCCCATTGCTGGGTTGGCATGTCGAGCATTTTCCAAAGTGATCTCATCTGTTGGCGACGACCACTCAAAATACCCAATGTCATCTTTTACGCCGCCAATACTGGCAAGGGCGCGATCTCTAAAGGAATTGAGTACAACCGACGTGTTATCGCCTGCGTTTGTATAACCCATGAGCATAGGATTCGGCGCAGCCATAAGGGTATAACGCAATGAGGCAAACGAGTCCATGTTGTTCATACGTAACAATTCGTCAAGGTGGATTGTTGACGGGCGGCTAATACCTCGCGCAGCTGAGCCACCAGCACGCACCATGAAGCGCGTGCCCATTTTTGTCTCGATTTCCTCCGCCCCATGATTTAGGCGTACCTTCTTGACCTGCTTAGCCAATGAGTCGTTAGCTTCAATTGTCCACATCATCTGGCGAAACTGTTCCAATGAGGTGTTGAGGGTATGAGCTTGTCCGATCTGTAAAGGTTCGTCCCACAAGAAAAGACCGCCAAGAATTCTGATCTGCTGTAAAAATGATTTTCCGTTTTGACGTGCCACAACAATGCAATTGACTGGTGATGCCCACCTACCGTCACGCTTGTACTTGTGCGTGTGAATAAGGGCAAATTTTTGCCACTCCATAAGTTCCACGCCCAAACTAGCTGCCAAGTCGATCAATTCCCCGCCGCGTGAGGGTAAATCGTTCAATGGCGTGTGAATTCGAGGCGTTTGTATGCCTAATAGCGGTATTTGCAGGTCTGTGTCCCTATCTTTTCCCTGTTGCGACCCTTTGCGACCGTCTAGTGCCCCTTCTAGGGCTTCTGAGGGCTTCTCAGTCGTTTTCATGCGACTTCGAGTCGTTTTTGGTATAAAAAGGAACAGGAAGGGTCAGAGGTGTCTTAGGCACGCTAAAAAAACGCCCTCCCTTGCTTGAATTGCAGCTAGTGCATAATGTTTGCAAATTCCACTCCTCATCACTGCCACCAGCAGCTCTTGGCACAATGTGATCGACGCTGTTAGCTTCCTCCACACCACACATCTGACAAACATAGCCGTCTCGTTGCAAAATGCGTAGCCTTATCTTGCGCCACTTGGTTGTGCTGCCGTTACCCTGCAATGCACTGCTCATCAGTAGTAGTTCCTCTCTTGATGAAATGCCCACGCTTTGCATGGCGTTTGATAACGCTTTGTAACATAGCGAATTGTGGCATCTATTTGACGGTATGGGTCAAGGTCTCTATACCAAGTAGATCGCATCTGACCTAATCCATAATGACTGTGATTACGTGCTGTGTATGACCACCGTGATTCTTTTGTGATGATCTTGTTAAAGCACTGGAACTCTTTGTAATCAAGAATTCTGCTGTGTGCATAGAGCTTTAATTGATCTATTGAATAAGTAGCTGCATTTGCTTCTAGTGTTGTCGTTATTGAAAGCAATGCCGCAATGGCATAGACCTTGCCCATTAGCCGATTGCGCCCTTGCGAGCTACCCGCCTCAGCGGCTCGCTTCAAGCGAAACCAGCGTACCAAGACTGTCAAGTTTAACAGGTTATTGAGCGTGCTCTTGGGCGTTGCGCACACCCTGTGGATAACATCTGTGGATAACTTCATGACTTATTCGCCCAACCTTTACCCTTAAACACTATCGCTGGTGCACCATAAACCTGACTCATCATAAAGCCGCAGCAATACGGTGTTGTGTGCTCTGCGTACTTTTCTGTGACTTCATAGCTGATGTTGCAAGCTACACATCTGTACTCATACGTCGGCATCTGTGCCTCCTATCTGTGCAACACCCATAACCTCACATTTTGTACATTGGATAACCTCGACGCCTTGTGGCAGGTTGTCTGTGATCTTATGTACGAGCTGCCGTGTCACCTTTTTACAAATGCGGCACTCAAATTGAACTTGTTCCATAATTGGATTTCCTCAAATTCTCAATAGGTTGCAGGTTAATTTGTGTGACCCACCAAGTCGGTTGCTTGCTGTGTCGGTATCGTGGCTTCTGTGCCATTGTGACTGGTATCCAGCCTGCTATGTAGTAATTGGGTGCTGTGCCTGTTACTAGCACGGCAATGTCATTTGGTCTGTCGTACTCATAGACGATCAGCTGACCCAGCTCGTACTTTGTCCAGCGCACCTCAATAGCTGCGCCAACATCAGCCTTGACCTTGCCTTTGTCCTCAAATGGGTCAAACGGCAAACCAAAGTATTTGGCGACTGCCCACTCACTACCAATTGACTCGGCTAATTCTGCCAAATAGGTCATAAATGATGTTTCGTTGTAATGACCTTTTGACTCTAGTAGATCGCCTTTGTCACTGGTAATTTTAACAGCTGCAACCATGCACACGCACATTTCATTGGCTGTGAGCTTGATTTTCAACGGCAACCACCACAAAACCAAATAATTTTCTCGTGTTTGTCATAGCCTTTTTGATAGCCAAAAGAGTCAAACTTTGTGATCTGTGAGCATTTGTCGCATTGCTCTACTTTGTACTCAGCGACCAATTCACCATTGCAAACCAGTTTGCCCGTCATTGTTTTAAGGTCGATCATCTCCATGTAGTCACTCATAAATGCAACCTGTCCTCACACTTTTTACAAAACCAAACAACCAAACCGTCCTCACGGTCGTATTCATTAACCATGGTGTCGTCGTCGCAGTCACTGCAATTCATAAAGCCACCAAAACCGCTGAAACTGTAAATCTTGCCGTCAGTTGCTCTGTATATGTCCCTTGGATTGATCATGGCAAACGCACCACCCATTGACCTGTGCTGCCTAGCTGATACCAAACTGGGTCACACTGATTTGCTTTGGTTTTCTCGGTGCAGAAATACCCGCCCCAAGCCTTACCCGTTTTGGCTGACTCGCCTGTTTTCCACACGCGGCTGCCATGCTCGCAGCATGGCTTTTCCTCGATTAGTTGACCACCCAATTGATTTGCGATCTCATCAAGTGATGAACCCAGCGACGGTATGCCAGATTGCTCAGCTTCTCCTGCTGTGGCATAACTTGGCACGTCTCCATGCTTTGTCGTCCAGTAATCGTAATCAGCCTTTACATCAGCTGTGGCAACCTTTGTTGATAGCTTCTCGACCTGTTCCATTGTTTCGCGCGTTGCCTTTTCTGTCCCGCCCATGACCAATGCCATGACGCGCATCAAAGCTGAGGTCGTAGTGTCCTCGACAAACCAGCGTTTCATGTTTGGGTTGTAAGCTGCAATAAAGCCGTATGCATAATCAATGCCTGCTGGCTCGATCTCTGTCTGATTGCGCCACGCTTTAGCCTGTACGAGTATGTAGCCCTTCTCCGCGTTAAACTCAACAATGTGTGCCTGCAAACGACCTTCAGGGTACGTAGAATTCCAGCGATCTGTGCGCTCTTTGTTGCCTTCGTAGTTATCTAAAAATGCCATTAGTCAGCCACCTTGTTTGACACGTGGCGGCTGATTGCTTTACGACGTGCCATGCCTTCGCGCTTGCCTTCCTTAAAGCCTTTGGCATAACCAGCTGCGCCGCCTAAGACCATGAGAAAGATTACGCCAACCAAACGACCTAAAGTCTCTGGGTCTAATAGATCAAGTACCATTTTGAAGTCTCCCGATTCTTGGTGATAGGACTACCACCTGAACTCAGGGTGACGCATGATTGGCGCGCGGTCAAGAACCTTGCGTGTTTGTCGGCGTGTCACCTGACTTTTGCTTGGATTTGAGTCCATTGCCAGCCAGGACTCCGCCCAGTGAACCTGTTAAAAAGATCGCAAGTGTTTTGAGTAAATCTATAAATGCAGCGTCGTTGGGTGCTTGTGCGCCAATTGGTTGTGTGACAAAAATTAGTGCGTAGGTAATGCCAACGGTTACGATCAAAAACACGGCAGCTAGTGTTGAACCAATAATCAATATGAGCTGTGCGTGTACGTCCTCAGGTGTCCTACGGCGTGTCGGTTTGTCGTGTTGGGAATCCAAGTATGTCGTCAGTACACGTTCCAGTGGGGAGGCATTGCGGTTTTTTGCACTCTGGCTTAGACCAATTTTCGTATTCTTGGCACTCATAACGTACCCAGCCTTGATACCCACAAGCGGTCAGGATTAGTGCAAGTGCCCAAACCAACCCTGCCGCTGTGAGTTTCTGGCTACTTCCCCAAGTTGCCAAAACTTTTGTCGTTTGGATTAAGCCAACGCAAGATCACTGGCGCAACAGCTGCCACGCCTGCCATTGCTAGTGTCTTTGGGTCGGTAACACCTGCCATGTATAGGGCAAGTGCTGCTGCCATAAATGAGCGTGCCCATGAGGCTGCTACGGCTTTTGCTTGTTCCATTTTTTGCTCTCCTTTTTGACTGCGGCTGCTTTTGCAGCTGGTGCATCTACCTTTGGAAACTCGCCTTTGTATGGCACAAACTTTGGTATGCCAAAACCGACGATCTCTTTGCCTTCTCCGTATGACCTGACCTTAACCATGACCATGCCGCCATTGCGTTGATCGCCTGTGCCGCTGGTGTTGCCTTCGATTGTTAAACATGTTTTTGTGTCAATGAGTCCGACAACAATGCCAATGTGTGAAATACGATCTACGCCGTCATGCGGGAAGTCCATGAAAGCCAAATAGCCGAGCTGCGGCATACCTGACCAGCGTTGCATTTCCTTGAATTTATGTGCCCCAACAGCTGTGCCAACAACGCTGTGAAGTTTGATGCCAGCTTGTGCAGCACACCAATTGACAAATGAACCGCACCAGGGCAACCCGTCTGCCTTTGTAAATTTGCCGTACTTAGTTAGGTTGTCGCCTTCCTCGATCGTGCCAACCTCAGCTGCTGCAACCTCGATCAACCTGGCGTTTGTGCCGTCAGGATAGTTACTCATCAGCCGTCACAATTGGTGTGGATTGTTCCGTTTCAGGATTTAGATAGCGTTGATAATCTGAGTTTGCTGGGTCTGCTGGTATCCACCAGCCGTCTGAACGATTGACTGCAATAAGTTCGCCTGCTTCATTTAATACTTCTGTGTATGTGTATTCCATTTTATAACTCCGCACTCGCTAGGATGTAAAAGTCGTATCCAACTGCTGCAACAAAAGGCGCAGCAACAGCATAAACGGCAGAAAAACCACCTGGGTTAGTGCCAGGATATGAAGTGACTGTAATTGCTACTTGAGCATTTGTTGAGATACGGCGTACATAATTTGCGCCGCTTGATTGTCCTATTGTGACAGATGGCGTTGTCCGCATTGTAACTGGATAACGGACATTGGCTAAAAGATAATCGGTAGAGTTTGAGTATCCTGAAAACGGTTGATCTGTTCCGTTGCGTGTATCTAAGTAGTACCTCTGACAAGCGGCTAACTCTCCTTGAAGTGTTCCCGTTGCAGTTTGAAAAGCGGTAGCAACTGAACCGTCCTCAACTTGAAAGCCCCATACATCTAAAGTGTTTGCTGTGTTTGATGGCCCATCAAGCAAAATAGCAAGATAAGAGCTAGTACCGATTGTTTTACCTGAAACACTAGGCACTGTAACGCTAACTGTAAAGCGTTGCCAAGATGTTGTTAATGCGTGTGTTGCACCTGTTGAGGTTGCTACTTCGCTAGACCCACCAGAACCAAAGTTTTGCACAAAACGGCTCGTGTAATTGCGGCTCGCATCTGCTTTTGCCCAAAATGAAACTGTGACTGTTTGGTTAGCAAAAGTACGAACATCTTCTATTCTTTGTGCTAATGCTTGGATGCTTTGACTAGTTAAAGTAGTGACATTTTGACGAATAAAAAATTGGCTTTCATAGCCTGAAACTGGTGCTGTTCCGGGCGTAAATGTTTGCTGTGAAACTGTGCAACCTACAGTTGCGCCAATAATGTGTGAATACCACCTATCGGCCGTGTAAGTTAAACCTGATGTTGTAATGGTAAAAGATGTTCCTCGTTGCCATACATTAAATGCTCCGTTAATAATTGCGTTTTTACCAGCAGCGTAGTTTTCTGTATAGCGCAAGCCTGTTGAAGTGGAACTATCTGCTACAAGTGTCTCGCCGTTGTTGCCTACTGCTAGGCGCGCTGGTGTGTCGTTTGCACTAGCTGCAACAATGTCGCCTTTTGCGTCAACGATTGAATTCTGAATTGCGTTTGCGTCGTCAGTTGTCACCCATGTGAAATCCATGTTCGTGTTTGACGCCTTAGACAAGACCTGACCTGTTGTGCCACCTTTAAGATCAACCAATGCCGTGTCAACAGCTTGCCCAAAGACCTCAAAGTCTGCTGGTAAGTCTGTGACTAAATCGGTTGAGGTTGGCATTTGCCAGCCAAAGTTTGTTGTTGGGTTTGCCATGTTGTCTCCTTATCAGACCACTATTGTTGCACGCGCCCAGTCGAGTGTTGGCGACACGCCCGACCAAGTAAATGCAGCTGAGATTTCGTCCCATTGCAAAGCCTGCAATGAGTAAGCCACTGGTGAAATGTTAAGAGTGATCGAGAGTTGGTTGTACGACGCCTGAAATGACCAGCCCTCAACAAAGCCCTGAAAGATACCACCCATGTTTGCTGGCAGGTCATTGATTGCCAATGCCTCACCCATAAACACGCCAATGAGGTTGTCACGGTCGCTGTCGTCTAGTTCTGGGTTTGTCAAGTCAAACGTGATCTCACTAAAGATTGCCTGCGGTGTTTTGCGCAAGTCAAGGTAGAAATTTGCCTGCTGGGTTGCATCAGCTGCGTCATGCAAGGTTGTCGTAATAATCTGGGAAAGCGTGCCGTACTGCAAAATTGAGTCAGCGTCGCTTGCGCTTTTTTCATGTTGGCTTTGATTACCGTATTGAATTGTGACATTGTTGCGTACGTCGCCTGCTCTGGTTTCAACGCGCAAACCAGCTGCGCGTGCTTGGTTGGCTGTTAATTGCACATAGCCATTGTTTGACAGGTACAAACTGCGGTGTGTACTGCTGGCATAACTGATGCGTCCAAATGCGTCCTCGTAAATGTAGCCAAGCCCTGACGTTGCCAATGCAGACACCAAAGAATAAACGTCTGTGCGGTTATTGCCTCGCGCTGCAAGGTCATAATCACCAGGGCGGTCGATCTCACCCAGCCCAACGTTTTCTGCTGTTGCCCATGTTGTTGTTGGGTCATAATCTGCCCATGTTTCAGCTGCTGGTACTTCTGCCCAAGTGTTAAGCAATAAGTCTGACAAAATTTCCCAGATTTGATCGCCGTCAAAGTCACGCGATAAAACACCATTTGTCAAAGCCTTTGGCAAACGAGATAACGCGCCAAGTGCTGTGATGCTGTAAGTCTGGGTAAACATTGTGCTACCCACGTCGCGCACCTCCAGACCAATATCAACGACTGTTCCACCAAAGATCGGCACGTATGTAGCTGATGTGTCCTGAACTTGCACTGAAATGCTGCTGTTAATGCTCACGGGTATTGTGGCTTGGTTGACATCTAACAGTTGCAAATTGACATAGCCTGCCTGTGCCTGCTCGTAAATGTTTGTGCGACCTGAGCTGATTGTCAGGTTTGCCAAGACCGCGTCTGTGTAAGCAACGCCGTCGATCTCTACCAGCCAAACTGGCGACCACTGTGTCATCAGGCTGTCACAAAGGCTGACGCGC